ATGTATACAACTACTTGGTTTTGGGTGACTCCTTGCCCGTCGGGCCATGTCGATGCTGGTAGGAAGTCAAGCCCACGGGGATCATCAGTACTAATTACAATTTGATCACCTGTTAACAGATTCTCTGTCGATCCATCAAAGCCGAAGCGGTTAAGGACAGTATTTACATCCGCGGGTAATACGCTACTAAAAAAAATCCCTGCAGCTTTGCGGCGTAATTTGATCTTACCGTATCGACCTAGAAAATAGGTCATGCCTCAATCAGTTCACGGAATGGGCCATCTACTGTAAATTGAATAGCAACTGAGCTCAATTCGCCTGTGTTTACTTTTAAGCCTGCACTAGTGATATAAGCATTAAATGCGATGTCGTCTTTAATATCGGTGCCAACACCTGCTGTTTCGCCCAAACGTAGCACCATTCCGACCCGATCGGACTCCGTTACACCAGATGCAGAGGTTTTCATCAATTTGGATAAAAATTGATCAAATTGTGTCCCTGGCTCTGTGCTTGTAGTTCCCTCTCGTCTGTAGTATAAGACAGTTGCACTTCCTGTTGAACTTACACTGCCTGGCGTATAGCTTTTTACTGCAGTGTCTGCTGTAGTAGTTTCTAGCAGCTCTAAACTAGTATCCAAAGACCAATCACGTAGCTTCAGTGCTTTCTCACTCGCAGTAGGGTTTGCTCCACCCTCGGCTGCTGTGGTCAGGAACAGGGCACCAGTCCGACCGGTGTAGTAAGCCATTCTTGATGCTTAGCTGGTTTAGCCCAGTCTAGCGACGGATGGTAAACAGACTATTCGTAAATTCGGCAATCAATGATTGACCATCCGTTGTACATGGGTAGATCGTTGCACGTACGGTTGTCTCCCCCTCCTCATCCATAGTGACTTCACTTACTCTAAAAACACGACGAGTTGTTGTTTCAACTCCGAGTACGAACATATAGTTTTCATAGTTGACCAGAGTACTAGCAACACCGTTAGTAACGTTGACATTGCTTAGGCTTATCATACCTTTGTCACTACGATAGAGTCTAAAGTTGTACGAACCATTAAAAGGTAAATTACCAAGTGGTACGTTTAAGCTGCCACCTACTCCAACTAGACCAGTGCGAATTGAATCCCAACTGTTTTGACCGAGCTCGACTAAGATAAATGCCCCAGGTGATAGAGGGTCTGACGTTGGGTACGTCTTGAACTCGATCGCTTGACGAACGTGACGTCGTGTATTGCACATCAACTTGCCGAACAGGATTGCTTGTGCTTCGCTTGAGACATAAGATGATATGTCAAATGATTGACGTATGGCATCTATCTCGGTGGTATCGATTCTTTGAATTTCTAGTGATTTTCTCTTCGGGAAAATGCCATCAGCCGGCAAATCGGTGTAGATGATTGTTGCGATTAAATCCTGTACATTTGAGCCGAAGTCAATGTATTCTTCCTTGTAGGAGTCTTCTAATATGTTGCCTTGGTTAAAAATTGCACTGATGTTGACTTCTCGTGTAATAGCTCCTGTATTCACGTCGTATGGGACAGCGGGAACAAGGGTCTCTCGGCCTCCTATGCGTGCGAATTCCAATAGGTTAAACGGCGCGACTTCTACCCAAAACTCTCTCCAGCTACGAGGTTCAGCGATTATGCAGTCCATAAACAAACTGTTTGCCAAACAGAATCGTTTAGTTATGGCAAGCTGTCTAAGATCTATTGCATTGATCACAGCATAGTTGCCAATCCCATCCTCCCTGTCCAGTATGGTGTCTAGGAAAATATCAGGTGCCAAGCTGCTCGCACCGTTCACCGCTATTGGATAGTACTCGTAACTAGTTGTACCCCATAGTCTTCCCTGTTCATCATTTCCTTCGGTACGAAGCCTGCGTACGCTTCTTCCTTGTGTAACAAATACACTTAGTGATCTCAGGTCCTGAATTGTTTTTCCGGAGTAAGCATTGAACCCGAACAATGATAGATTTTGATACAGTTGTCGTGTGATCTGATTGCGTTCGTCGCGAACAGTGTAATCTGTAAATGGTTGAATAAGTTGCTCAGTAACTGCTGTGATGGTAATTTCTGGGGTACTGTCAAAAGAGAATGTTAGTTGAGTATCTGAGTCATAGTTGAACAAATCCCACTCGTTCAGGTCTGATGGGTTGTTGTTTACTGGTGGGTAGCCAAGGCTAGATTCCCTAATTGTTCCAGTGAACTGAAGGGACGGCGCTGTAGTCTTGTTGCTTGTAAGTATGTATGGCCCTAGTTGTATTGTTTGTGCTGCACCACTATTTTCTAAATATAAATAGCGATTGTGTACTGATACTTCGGCGATTGGATCGCTAATTGGTTCTAGTTCAAACGACCAGTGCACCGCGTCATTGGGATCTGTAAGTGCACTATTAAATTTTATGTAGACAAAGTTGTCGTTGTCTGCGGCTCTTCTTACTGCAAAAATTGCAGGAATTGTTGTGTATGAATCATGTCCAACTTGCTTGTATCGTACTTTAAACATGGTAACACGTGCCTTGAGCCCGTTGTCGTTTACCGGATAGCCACCCCTGCGTTCGCTGCCGTACTCGGTTTGACGACCAATCACTCGTTTGAAAACAAGTGCTTTGAGGGCTATATCCACGATGTGACAGGCTGACATGGTTTCATATTTTGCTGTCTCGATTCGTGCAAGGGCTTTGGTATAAAAGATGTCGTCACCTGCTTTATCATTAAGTGCTTGTAATATAGAGAAACGGCGCAAGCTATTGATCTCGTTACCAGTTAAATATCTATCAACTACGAAGCCTTCGGATACTACAGTACGCCTCCAGTAACTTACGTTCTCACCGTCTACTGTTTCCCAAACATTTGGATCGCCTCCGTTGATTGCTTCTTGCCATTCATTATAGTAAATCCCGTAGACACTTTCGACGTACCTTGGAGTTGCGATGTCGCCTGCGTTAGCAAGGTCTGCAGCTGTATAAATTTCACGTTGATCTTCAGCAAGTAGCGAATTTGTTAGATTGCTTAAGTTGTTGTATTCTGCTTGCAGGCTTGGTGTTAAAGCTCCAGTGGTACTTGCTGGGTCATAGCTTAGATAAGCCGCTGATGGACAACGGCCTGCAGTAATACAGCTAAGGCTTACGGTCATATTGCCTTCGTCTATAGCTGAGTTGCCAATACTTGTTACTCTGAAAATTGATGTTCCAAGTTTGAAGATCCCTGCTGAGTCAAAATTACTAGCTATGGATCGTCTGGCTTCCTCAGCCTCCTTTCCGATGTCTGAGGTTTCTACACCTGTCCTTGCGAGGGTTACGATTAGCTCAGTCCCTACCGGAATATCAACTGCAGTCGGACTGTTCACCCAGGGAATCATTGAAGCCCCAATGCCGAGGTTGACTGCCGCTTTATCCCCGCTTGAGTTGCGCAGGTAAAGGTTTACGTACAGCGGGACGATATTGTATACACCACATGAGTTTGCAGTTGTTGGTGAATAGGCTTGGCTGAAGCCATCTATGCGTGTATTTTCTGCGCTTACTTGTAATCGATATGGATTGTCATTGTCACTGCCATAGCTACTAGGGTCGCTTGACTGCTTATTGTTGAGCTCGTTAGCCCGCTTAAGTGTGCCTGTGCTCCCCTGATTAAAATACTGCCAGATGTTCTGGCTGACTAAGTCTCGTACAGGTGTATCGCCAAATGCACTTTTTGAGCTGTCAATCGCATTGATTGCTCCACCTGCCAGCATCAAAAGCATTTGAATAAATTGGCTCGAGCCGTAGCTTCGTACTGCTGACCAGAGTAGAGCTGATGAAACGCGGACTCCTCCTGAAGGGTTTGCCCCAGCTGTTGTCCCGCGGTTGGCGTAGACCAAGTTGACCGGATCACCAATATGAGCTAGCTCTTGGGCACTGTTGAATCCATAGCGGGGGGAGAAACGCTCATCCCTTGTCTGAGCTTCACCGGTAGCCTTGATTTCGGTTTGTCTGGGTTTTGCACTGGGAGCGATTAAAGCCCCGACAACTTGGAAAATTGTACCAATGATGGTCAAGACAATAGAAACTATTGCCCAGTTGCGAGTATCAAAAACTGTCCCTACTTTTGGATCGCTGTATTCAGCTTGAAGGGCAATGAATTCGAGGTACTCTGCTTTGGATACCCCTAGGGTCTCGATCAGCTCATGCTCAAATGGTAGGAGTTTTCTCATTTTCTCATCCAGAAATAGTGACCGATACCTTGAGGGATCTGACCACGTACCACCCTTTTGCTTGGAGCTATAAACAGGACACTACCGTCATCGAGTACGGTCCCTAGCGCCGCCCCAATATGCCCTGGTAACAGTGCCACTGCGTGTGGTTTCGGTTCATCCAGTTTGCTGCCATTTTCTTTTAACCATTTGATAATCCAACGCATGGGAAACGTGTCTGCCGTGTACTGCTCATATACACAT